TAACTTAATTATCTTATTAAACTCTGTAAACTTATTACAATTACATGGTAATGCTATTGAATTAGGAATGCCAGTAGGAAAAGAATATATGACTTCTTATGGTATTCAAGTAAGAGATTTAATTTTACCAGTTGGAACAACTGTTAGATTAGGATTAGGTGAATTTATTCCTGAAGGAACAGCATTAGTTATAAATCCATCTGTTGTAGGACCAGTTGAACAACCAACACCTGGAAAAGGAAATTTCTTCTTAGAAGAATTAGCTAAACAAGGCGCTGGAACTAAGTATCAATTATTTGGGCAAATTGGATTAGACCACGGACCAGAATGGTATCATGGAAAAATCACAAATTTATCTACTGAATTTGTTGCTCCAACAGGTCAAAAAATTGTAACTGTAACTGAAGAAGTATCAGGGTAGTTTTATTAGATAGGAAGTGTATTTATGAGTCAAGAAGAACAACTAAAAATAATGAAATTAGAAATATTAGGTAATATATTTGATAATTCTAAAGATGATATCTTTATCATTATGTTAAAGAATGCAGAAGTTGTGGCTCTAAATACACTTTATCCTTATAATTTAGAAATTAAAGAATTGCCTAATAATTTTAGATTAAAAAATTGGCAAACTCGTTGTGCTATAGAATTATATAGAAAAATTGGTACTACTAATGTACAATCTTATAGCGAAAATGGTTTATCAGTAACATTTCTAACTGGATTAATTTCAACTAGTTTAATGAATGAGTTAATTCCTAAAGCTGGAGTTCCCAAATGATTTTAGATATTAAAGCTAATCCTATTGATTGGAATAAAAAAATATATATATCTAAAAAGTTAAAAGTTGAAGTTGATGAAGAAGATAATGAAATAGTTGTTTATGATAAACCAGAATATTATGAATTTAATTATCAACCAGTTAATTCTTATTCAGAGATAGTAGAATTTGGTGAAAAGTGTAGCATAATGAAAAAAATGGTAATCCCAATATCATATATAAATATGTTTAAAGAATTTGATGTAGCATATTTAGATGGTATAACTCCAAAGGAAGAAAAAGTTAATGGAGAAAATGCAAATTATAGATTGTTACCTCCAAGAAATGGCAATTCTGTAATTGTTATATATTTAGAAAAAATAGAAGGAAAGTAGGTGCTTTATGTATAAGTTCACAAATGGAATAGTTGTGTATGATAAAGCAATAAAAGAAAAATATATAGAATGTGGTTATAAATTAGTTACAAGTAAAACTAAAAAAACTAATGAGGATAAATCAAGTGAAACAAATAGCAATAAATCTATCTCCAAAAAGCATACAGGAAGCAACGACACAACTTCAGAAAATAAAAAATAGGTTTCAAAAAAATATTAAATTAGCTACTTATGATTTAATGAATCTTAGTTATAATTTAATGATAGAATTATTTAAAAATGCTAATTTATCAAATCATATAAATAATTTAAATAAAGAATTAACTGATAATGGTTATGGTTTTAGGCTTTGGACTAGTGATTGGATTGTTATATTTAATGAATATGGAACAGGTATTGTAGGTGAAGGAACTCATCCTAATCCTCAAAACTATCAATATAATATACAAACATCCTATAAAGATAAAAATGGTAGATGGGTTTATTATAATGAAGATATTGAAAGTTATGTTAGCACTTATGGTATGAAAGCAAAACACATGTTTTATGATCTTGAAGTTATGCTGAAAGATAAAATGAAAGAATTTTATTCCATAGCAACTCAATGTGCTATTAATGATGAACAATATCAAAATTTTAGAAATTCATTAAGAGGGTGATAAGTTTGATAGTAGAAAACATATTTAATAATCATATATATATAAATCTAAAAGAGTATGTTGAAAACAATTCAATATATAATCCAAAAGTAACAAAAAAACAACCCCAAGAAAGTAAAGTTTTTCCTATAGTACCAGTTAAATTATTACCAATAGAGAATAAATATAATAATTTATCTTATGGAGAAGAAACTTATTCATTTGGAATTGAAATAAATATATATAGTCAAGATAAATATACTAATAATTTAAAAATATCAAAAAAAACCGTTTGTGATGAAGTTACAAACAAAGTTATAGAGTATTTTAAAAATAATTATAAAGTATCTATAAAAGTAGAATACGATATGCCTAATATAGATTCTGATATTCATAGAAATTATGTCAGAATAACTGGTAAATTAGATACTAAATACGGAAATGATAAGTTAGTTATTTATCCTTTATAGTAGCACTTAAATTGTAAGGGAATTACAATGAGAGGTGAATAAAATGAATGGATATATTGATTTAGGAATTGAATTAAGAGTTAAAAAACCAACTGATGAAACTTATGCAAATCCAATTTTAGTTGCTGTTAAAGGTATGCCTTCAACAGGACAAGCAGGAGGAACAGTTGAAATAACAACATCTAGTGATCCAACTAAAGTATATGTAGCTGATAGACCTGATACTGGGGATATGGATTTTACATATAACTATACAGAATCTAATTTATCAAAAGTTCAAATGGTTTGTGATAATTCAACTAGAGATATTTTAATTAAGTTACCTGATGGAACAGGTGTTGAGTATAAAGGAACATTACAAACTTGGATTAATGAAGTATCTGTTGGAAGCGCTATAGAATGTACTTTACATACAGTACCAAGTGTATCTCCGAAATATTTAACTTCAGGTGAAGTTTCAACTAAGATAGCTACTGAATAATAAAAGAAAGAGGGAAAAACAATGAAACAATTAAAATTAAGAATTAATGATAAAGAATATAAATTAGAAATGAATAGAAATTCTATTAAGTGGTTAGAATCAAATGGATTTTCTATAGTAGATTTTGATAATAAACCTTTAACTTATTATGATTTATTATGGACTAGTTTATTCTTAAAAAATCATAGTGATGTTAATCCAAATTTAGCAATTAAATTACTTGAAACTTATGAAAAAGAGCATAGTGTTGCAAGTGTTATTAAATTTGCTATAGAAGAATATTCAGCTTTTATGAATGCCCTAGCCGATACAGAATCGAAGAAGAACGAAACCTTAGAAATAATAGAAATTTAAAAGAAAATCAAGAAGGCAAAAAATTTAAAAACTTAACAGATTGGTTTTATGATTTATTGCCTATGGCAATTACATACGGTATGTCTGTGAAAGAGTTTTGGGAAGATAGCCCTGACTTATTCTGGGCATATCGTTTTTCGTATTTTGAAAAAATAAGATTAACTCAAGAAATTAATAATTATAATTCTTGGTTACAGGGAGCTTATACATGCGAAGCTGTTCAAGTAGCGATAAATAATTGTTTTAATAAACAAAAAATTGAATATTCAAAAAAACCTTATGGGTTAAATGAAGAAGAAAATCAAGATACAAATAAAAAAGAACAGGACTTGTTGGCTATAAAAATCAAAAATAGAGTATTACAAGTTCAGGCAATAAAGGGCAAAGATAAAAGTAGCACTACCAATAATGAAAAAAGTTAAGGTGGTGAATATAAATGAATGAGAGTCAATCTTTAGAAGTAAAAATAAAATCTACTGCAGAAGATGCAGTAAATGGTTTAAATAAATTGTTAAATAAATTAAATTTAACAGGTAATGAAATTAAAAAAATTTCTACTAAAATTGATTCTAATGGTAGTTTAATCAATAGAACTATAACTACAGTAAATAAAAATGGTAAAGAAGTATATACAACATTATATAGAATAGGTAAAGATGGTAGCTTAGATAATGCAACTGTAAATATGAGAAAGTTGGGAAATGAAACAAATAAAACTTCAAAAATGGTTTCTAATTTATCTTCTGCTATATCATTAACTGCTTTATATTATGGTGTTAGAAAAATTACTACTACATTTTTAACATGGATGTCAGAAGCAACTGATAGAACAGAACAATTAAATTTATTTAATGTAGTTTTTGAAAATATAGAAAAGAATGGTGTTAAAACATTTTCTAAATTAGGAAAAGAAGCTATTCAATTTCAAAATAAATTAAATAATGCTTTCGGAACTAATTTAACTGATACCTTAAAATATCAAGCATTGTTTCAATCAATGGGTGAAAATGCAAGTATTCCTAAAGAGTATGCAAGTATTATGTCAGAAACTATGACTAAGTTTACATACGATTTAGCTTCCCTATATAACAAAACAGAAAGTGATGTTGCTGAAGCGCTTAGGGCAGGTGTTTATGCAGGTCAAACAAAACCTTTGAGGTCTTATGGTATTGATGTAACTCAATCTACAATGCAACCTTTATTAGAAAGTTTGGGAATAAATGATAGAACAGTAAAAGATTTATCACAAGGCGAAAAAGAAATTTTAAGATACCTTGCATCATTAAAACAAGCAAAAGTTGCTATGGGAGATTTTGCCAATACAATAGAATCTCCTTCTAATCAATTAAAAGTATTTAAAAATCAACTTACCGAAGCAAAAGTTGCTTTATCAAGTTTATTCATAGGTTCTTTTTCTAAAATTTTACCTTATGCAAATGCTTTGTTAATGGTTATAAAAGAAGTAACAAAAGCAATAGGAATGATGTTTGGCATAAAACTTGAAGATTATAATTCAGGAATAGCAGATAGTAGTGAAGCATTTACAAATTTGGAAGATTCTATAGATGGTGCAACAGACAGTGTAAAACAATTAAAAAAACAAACATTAGGTTTCGACCAAATAAATAATATTAATGAAAATAAAGATAGTGGTTCAGGCACATCAATAAATGGTGGTATAGATCAAAGATTATTAGATGCAATATATGGTTATGATAATGGTATGGATAAAGTAAGAATGAAGGCTACTGAAATAAGAGATAAAATAATGGAATGGTTGGGCTTTACTAAACAAATAGATCCATTAACATCAGAAATAAGTTGGAAATTAGATGGTTCTAATTCAACTATGGGAAAACTTATTACTTCATTAAAAAAAGTTGTTAAATATGGAAAAGAAGCTGTTTCAGGAGTATTTAAAGTTATAAAAAAAGATTTTGATAATGGTTCTTTTGGTAAAACAATTATTAAAGTATTTGAAACACTTGCAAATTTATTAAAATCTATTGCTAAAAGTAAAACTTCTCAAACTATACTTGCAAAATTATTAGAAACTTTTATTGAATTTAAAATTGTTAGTTCTATATTAGAAAAATTAACTTCATTTGTTAAAAAATTAACAACAGGAATAAAAGGGTTAAATGGTATCACAGGGAGTTTAACTGTTGCAATTACTGGAATAGCCACACTTCGAAATTCTATTGTAGGTATAGAAAAAGAAGGAATAAACTTTGAAAATGCCTTTATGGCTATTGGAGGAACTATTGCTACAGTTGGTGGCTCTATTGCTACTGGAACTGCTTTATTAGGTCCTATAGGTGGAATTTTAGGTGGAATTGCTGGTGGTCTTGTAGCTATTTCAACAGTAACTCAAGAAATATTTGATGAAAGCTTAAATGGAAGAATTTCTAATGTAAATGATTCATTACTAAATTATGAAGAAACAATGTCAAGTTTAGATGAGTCTAAACAAAAATATTTGGATAAGTCTTTAACTGAAATTGCTTATTATGAGGATTTATATAATGAATTAAAATTGATTACAGATGAAAATGGAAATATTCAAGATGGTTATGAAACAAGAGCTAATTTTATTGTATCAACATTGAGTGAAGCATTAGGATTAGAAATATCAATAATAGATGGACAAGTCCAAAAATATACCGAATTAGAGACTAAAATATATGATGTTATAGAAGCCAAAAGAGCTCAATATCTTGTTGAAGCTAATACAGAAAAATATAATACAGCTATGGATGAAAGAATTTCATTAGAAGAAAAATATCAACAAGCAGTAAAAAATACAAAAGAGGCTTGGGAACAAGCAAATCCAGTCTTTGAAGAATTACAAAAAGAATTTAAATTAAGTGATGAAGAGTTACAAAATTTTATAGATAACGGAATATTATCATTTAAGCATGTTTCATTAATGACTAATGGAATGAAAGATATAAAAGATTCTGCAATTAAATATAGAGAAACTTTACAAGAAGCTATTGAAACTGAAAATAAAGCTGGTGAAGTCTGGGCTAAAAATCAAAAAATAATTGGTGATTATGAAAATGCTTTAGGTTTTTTAGAAGAAAAAAATTATTCTGCAGTTAGTAAGATATATGAAGATACTATAACTTATCAAGGTAAAACTATAACTGAAACAGAGGCAAACTATGATCTTGCTATTGAAGCTCAAGAAAAATATTTAAAAAATTTAGAGGATAATAAATTTAATTATGATGAAGAATATTTAAAATCAGAAAAAAATAGAACTGAACAAAAAATAAGACAACTTCAAGAAGAAAAAAGAAGAACAACTGAAGAAATAGAAAACCAAAATAAACTTATAAAACAAAAGACACTTCAAGGAATTAATGAACAATTAGAAACCTTAAATGATAAAAAGTATGAATTTAAAGAAACTTCTGATGGTATGATGCAGTTATTTGTTGATGGTATAGCAGAAGGTAAACCTATTTCAGAAACAACCATGACTAATTTAGTAAATGGCACAATTCAAAAAATTAAAGATAAAAAAATGAGTGCCAAAGAAGCAGGGGAATATTTGTTAGATGGTGTTAATTTAGGCTTATCAAATAAGAATAAACAAAATAACTCATTTACAACTGCAGGAACTTTTGCTTCAAAACTTTTAGAAAAATTTAAATCCGTATTGGGAATAAAATCTCCTTCAAGAGAAACTAAACAAATGGGAATATATTTGTTAGAAGGTCTAGGTTTAGGTTTAGATGAAGAAAAAAGAAATACTTTAAAAAAAGTTTCTAATTTATCTTCTGAAATATTAGATGAAATGGATATGGATTTAGGAAAATATGTTTTTGATTTTAATAATCAATTATCATCTCCTAATATAGAAGGTAATATTAATCATAAAACAAGTTTCGATGTTGGATCTTTAATGGCAGACAAAATAAGTATGCAAATAGCAAATGCAATAAATAATAGACCTATTCAAATAGATTTAGAGGCTCACACAGATGAAGGTGTTGTAATCGATAGGATAAATCAATCAACAAGACAAACTGGTGTGTGTCCTATAAATATACCTTTTTAAAAGTAGCACTTCTTTCGTAAGGGAAAATGAAAGATGGTGAAATCATGATAAAAGAATTTGTAAATAATGGTTATAGATATGTATTATCTGGACCATCTTTAAAGTTATCCAAAGTTAAATTAAATGGTGTTGATATAACAAAATATTTATCTAATCAAAGTACAGTTAGTGAATATGATGTGTCTAAAAATAGTGGTAGAGATGTTACTAATGCTAATGGAGATATGATATTAAATGTTATTAATACAAAATATAGATTAGATTTAGTAACTAGACCACTAACTGAAGATGAATTAGTAGATTTCTTTGTCGAGATAAGAAAAAGACCTTCTCCTATAGAAGTAGAGTTTTTAAATCCGTTTGATAAAGAATGGAAGACTATTCAATGTTATAGAGGTGATAGGTCTGCTCAATCTATGCTTTCTTATATAATTGAAGGACAACTTGTAGAATTATATAATCCTATTTCTCAAGCAATTATAGAATTGTAGGTGAAGTATGGTTAGTGAAGATTTTATAAATGAATGTAAGCAAGGGGCAAATCATAATAGATTAGGTACTTTGAGTATCGTTGAAAATGATTTATATTTTGCTGAAAAGAATAATCTAAAATCCTTTTCTATTGATTCAGGTTGTTATGTAGATGGAAACATTATAGGTAGTATTTATATATCAAAACTATCTGGAGAGTTAATAAATGTAGAAGATACTAATTTATTATTAGAAAAAGATATAACTGCAAAAGCAGGTGTTTTATATGATGATCATACATATGAATATATAGATTTAGGTAATTATATTATCGAACATCCAGAAGATTTAAAAACCAAAAGTAAAGTAGAATTTACAGCATATCAAAAAATAGCAAAATATATAGATAATAAATATAATTGTTATCTTGATTTTGAAAATAAAGAAATAACATTAAAAGATTTATATTTAGATGTTTGTGAGCAATTAGAATTAAGTCCTAAAAGTGAAACATTTCTAAATAGTGATATACCATTAAAAAACAATCCATTTACTAATAATGAGACAAATAGAATAGTTTTGCAGACTATAGCAAAAATCTCTTGTTCATATATAAAAGTTGATGTTGTAACAAATCAAATTGATTTATCATGGTTTGATTATGAATCTGAACCAAAATATATATTTTATCCATCTGATTATTCAACTTTAGAAGGAGGAAATATTGCATTTGGTCCAGTTAATAATTTAGTTATAAAAAACAGTCAAATATCTGATGAAAATGTTTCTAAAAGAAATGAAGAAAGTATAACAACAAATGGTGAAAACTCTGTTGTAATAAGTGAAGATTATATTTTATATAATAGTGAATTAAAAGAAGTAGCAATAGAGAATATATTTAAAAAAATTGATGGCTTTAAATATGTAGAATGTAAATTAATTTCATACTATGGGAAACCGTTTTTGAATATAGGAGATAAAATTAGAGTTTATATAGATGATACTAATTATTTTGATACATATATATTGAAAAATAATTTTAAGTATGATGGTTCATTTGAAAGTACTATAGAAAGTCCTGTTTTAACTAAAGAGGAAATTAATAGAAAACAAGATATATCATTAGGACAATTATTAAGAGATACACAAATAAAAGTTGATAAACAAGAAGGAATTATTGAATCAATAACAACTGATATAAAGCAAGTAACAGATTTAGCAGGGAATATTTATACTAAAGAAGAAACAAATAAATTAATTCAAGATGCTGAAATTGGACTTACTAATAATTTTGTTCAGAGTGGTGGTAACAATATATTTAGAAATACAGGTTTATGGTTTTCAAATAATGGAGAAGAAGCTATTAACAATCCTTTTGAATATTGGGATGGACAAGTAGTTAAAGGAAGAAATGAAGATGCAAGTTGTAAAAATTCGTTAATATTACAGTCTGGAACATTATTACAGGATCAAGAAGTTTCAAATGGCATTTATACAGTTAGTTTTTCATATAAGAAATTAATTGAATTATCAAATATATCTGTTTTTATAAATGATATTGAATATTCTTTAGATAATATGCAAAATACTTCTTTCTATACAGGTCAAAAAAATGATAATGGCGAATATTTAGTTTATCCATTAGAAGTAAGTTCAAATCATATAAACATAAAATTTGTTTCAGATACTAATAATTCATTAGAGTTATGGGATTTAATGGTTAATAAAGGAAATGAAAAAGTAGTTTGGACTCAAAATCAAAATGAAACAACTACCGATAGTGTTAATATTTCAAAAGGTATTACTATTACTTCTTCTGATTTAGATGTTCAATTTAAAGCAAATGCAGATGGTATAAGAACATTAGATAAATTAGGAAATAAACTTACACAGTTTACTGATAAAGGGATGACTACAAAGGAAGCTACTATTGAAAATGAGGCTACTATTGTAGGTATTTTAAGACAAAGAGTAGGAGATCAAATATGGGATTCTTTTATTGGTTAGGGGTGATTAAATGGAATTAACTACTTCTTGGCAAAGGGTTGCAGAGGCTACTTATAACAATGTTAATGGAACTAATGTACATGCAAATACACGATTTTATTTAAAGCGAAGTTCAACAGATACTACTAATAATAGGCATACAATTTATTGGGAATTTAGAGCAATAGCAACTCCTGATAAAGATTGGGCAACATATTGGTATGGTTATTCAAAAAATTATAGTATTTATGATGGTTCAACTGCAAGAGCAAGTGGTACATTTAAAGAAGGTACTTCTTCAAGTGATGCAGTAAATAGATATGAAAGAGTATTAGCAAGTGGAAGTTGGACTCAAAATCATAATGCAGATGGTAAATGGAGTACTACCCTAACATTTAATGGTTCGGTTTACGGCACTGCTTATACAAGATATGTAGATATATCTTTACCTACAATTCCAAGACAAGCAGATATAAAAACAGCTCAAGATTTCAATGATGAACAAAATCCAACAATTACTTATGAAAACAAAGCAGGTAATTCAGTATCTTCATTACAGGCATGTATTTCATTGACTGGTTCTGCTGATGATATTAAATATAGAGATGTGTCAAAAACTGGATCTTCTTATACTTTTGAATTGACTGATGATGAAAGAAAAGTTTTACGAAAGGCAACTACTTCAAATAGTAGGAATGTATATTTTTATTTAAGAACTATAATAAGTGGTGTTACATATTATTCTAGTATTCAAAAAGAATTTAAAATAATTAATGCTAATCCAACATTCAACGACTTTGAATTTGAAGATATTGATGAAAAGACAGTTAGTTTAACAAACAATAATAAAAATATAATATTAGGATATTCTGATGTTAAAATTAAAATTTCTAATTCTAATAAAGCTGTTGCTAATAAAGAATCTTCTATGGTTAAGTATAGATTTAATTCTATTGATGCAACTTATAGTGATAGTGAAGATATAGAAATAACATCCAATAATATTAATACTGGCGATTTTATTGTTTATGCAATTGATAGTCGTGGAAATACGACTTCTAAAACAAAAAATGCAGAGCAAGTTATTTCATATTCTCCATTAAACAAAGGTAATATATCAGTATTAAGAGATAATGGAGTTTCAGAAGATGTTGTTTTAAGTTTTGATGGAACAATTGATTTATTAACATTTGGAAAAAAGTTAAAGAACATTGAAGTTGGTGATGATTTAAGTGGAAAAAATATTTATTGTCAATTCCCAGATAATTTAGGCGATGAACTTTTATATGATGAATATGGAAGAGTTGATGATATTCAATTTGTATATAGTTATAATTCGGAATTGGGAGCATTAACAGGATATATGCTTTCAGGATTGATGTATAGATCAGTAAGTGGTTTAGATTATCAATATGTTAGTGTAAATGATGAATATATATATAATAATGATCCGACTTTAGAAAATAAAACAAATTTAACTAGTTATAAACTACCAGATGATTTTGGTATTGTTACAGGGATAGATGAAGCATCTTCAGCATATAAATATATTTTTATTGAAGAAAGTGGAGTAACAAATTCAATTAAGAAAGCACAATATAGATATAAAATAGCAGGTTCCGATAGTTGGTCTGATTATGTTGATGTCGATTTAGAAATTGATTCTAATGGTAATTTTTCGTTTAATAATCAAATCAAAGGTGATACAGAAACTTATGGATTTGATATAAACAATGCTTATAGTTTTGAAGTGTATATAGAAGATGAATTATCAAGTATTACTTATTCAGCTACATTAGGATCAGGTATTCCTCATATTGCTTATGCAAAAAATGGTGTTGGAATAATGGGTAAATATGATGAAAGTGTTGGTGGTTTACTTCAAGTAGGTGGGAAAAAAGTTGGAGGTTCTGATGCTTACCCAGTGGGTTCTATCTATTTAAGTGTTAATTCTACAAATCCTTCAACTTTGTTTGGTGGAACTTGGGAACAAATAAAGGATAGGTTCTTATTAGCAAGTGGTTCTACATATAGTGCTGGTTCAACAGGTGGTAAGGCAACAGTAGCTTTAAGTACAGCTCAACTTCCATCTCATACCCATTCAATTTCTTCAAGTGGAGCTCACACCCATAAATTTACTGGTTATCTTCATACTTATGGTATACAAAATGACACTTATAAAGCAGTTTCACATATAAGGTATACTGGTGATGGTTCTAATGTACCTCCATCAATGGATAGCTCAGGGGCGCATACTCATACAGTTAATAGTACAGGTAGTGGTAGTGCTCATGAAAATATGCCACCATATTTAGCCGTATATGTTTGGAAAAGAATAGCATAAGAAAGCAGGTGAGTATGATGGAAAAGACAATGTTAAATATAGAAAAAGAACTGGGCGAACTAAATGGGAGTGTAAAATCTGCTCACAAAAGAATAGATAATTTGGAGCCAGTAGTAAAAATAATATATGAATTAGCAACTAGTGTTAAAGTAATGGCAGAAAAAATGAATAATATGAATTCTGATATTTCTCAAATAAAATCTAATATGGAAGAATATCATCAAAAAGAGCCAAACAAGTTATTGTTTAATATTAAAAATACCATTATTGTTGGAATAGTAGGAGCATTAGCAGGAGCTTTTATGGCTCTAATAATTAAATAAATATGGAAGGGAGAGTTATTAATATAATTCTCTCTTATTTTATTGAAAGAGGTGAAAATATGATTGAATTCACAAGAGGTGATACACTTGCTTTTAAAACTCAAATAACTTTTGCAGATGGTTCACCTATTAAAATAGAAGATATTAAAAGTATATATATTACATCAAGAGTTTTCCCAACTAAAGAATCCCCAGTTATATTTCAAAAAACTTTAGAAGATATAAGTATTGATAATGAAGGTTTTTGCCATGTAGTATTCCTTCCTATAGATACAGAAAAATTAGATTATAGAGAATATTATTTTGATATTGAAATTACATTGAATTCTGGTTTTAAGAAAACTAAATTGTATAAATTCAAATTAACTGAAGAAACAACAATTTTTGAAGGTGATTTAAATGGAAATTAATATTGGAAATCTAATTATAGATGAAGAAATTAATATTGGTAATTTAGAAATTAATGCTATCAAAGAATATCCAGAATTAGAAGATTTAGTAGTTATTCCAAAAGGTATAGACCAAAATTTCGTATCTAATAAATATGGTTATAAAAATGTTAAAGTAAATGCAATAAGATTGCAAGATAAAAAAATGACACTAAATAAAAATGGAATTTATACCATAAAATCTGATGATGAATTTTCTGGTTTAAATAAAGTCGAAATTACTTTAGATGCTATAGAAGATTTAGATAATGAATTAAATGCTTATAATGAAGAATTAATAAAACAAGAGTTAAAAATAGATGAAATTTTAGAATGTTTAAAAGGAAAAGGGATTATAGAACCGAGGGAGTTAAATGTAACTCCAACAAATGAACCACAAACTATCAATGGTGTTTATAACAAAGTAAATATTATTGGTGATGAAGATTTAAAACCTGAAAATATTAAATTAGGAATTAATGTATTTGGTGTAGATGGAACGATGGAAGCGGATGACTTTGTTATAGAAGATGTTGCTTATTTGTTTTATGGTTCAACAAGGTATCAAAAATATAACGAATTTTTAAAACACATACCAGAAGACATTTCAACTTTATCAAATTTCTTTTACGGTATAAATAGTGAAGCAAAAGCACAATATATTGACTTAAAAACTTTATCTAAATTTAAAAATTTAAAAACTGTTGAATCAATAATGCAAAGTGCTAGTGGTTTTATAGAAATAGATTTAACAAGTTTAGATATTTCTAATTGTGGAAGTATAAGGCAATTATGCAGAGAATGTTTTGGAGCAAAAAAAATAAATTTAAAAGGTTTAGTTCACAATAAAATAACAACTATACAAAATTTTGTGTATGGCTGTAGGGCTTTGACCGAATTAGATGTAAGTGAATGGGATACCAGTGGAGTAATAGACTCCTATGCTGTATTTTATGGTTTAGAGAATATTGAAACTCTTGACTTAGGTGCTTGGAATATGGAAAAATTATCTAATTTCGGTCAAAATTTTATAAATTGTTCAAAACTAACTAATCTAACTTTTTTCAGCAATTATGGAAAAGGATTTAATACTAATTCTTCTGCTAATTCTAGTTTTTATACTTTAGATTTATCAAAATGTCCTTTATTAAATCATGATAGTTTGATGGATGTAATAAATAAATTGTACGATTTGTATTTAACCTATGAAAATGCCTACGGTGGATATAAAACTCAACAATTAGTACTTGGAGCTAATAATATTGCCAAAATGACAAGCGAAGAATTGGATATAGCAGTTCAAAAAGGTTGGGTGGTGAGTTAATGAATAAAGAAAGATTACAAAATTATAACGAAACATTATATCAAAATAATCTATCTCTTGAAGATATTAATAATACTATAAATGAACTTCCTGATGTAAGTGCACTTATAGATAAATTTGAAATAAATAATTGTTATTATTTGTTTGCAGTTGGAGCAAGATTAGATTGTTTATATGAATTACTAGCCTTATGTAAAAATGTTACAAGTTGTTATTACATGTTTTATCATTCTGTGAATAACTTAACTGAAGTTGATTTAAGTAACTTTGATACTAGTAAATGTACTACTTTTTCAAATATGTTTTATAACTGTTCCTCATTAAAAAAATTAAATTTAAAAAATTTAAATACTAGTCAGGGAAAAGATTTTTCAAATATGTTTGGTAATTGTCATAATTTGGCAGAAATAGATGTTAGTAGCTTTGATACATCAAATGCGACACATATAAATAGTATGTTTTATAATATGTCAAAACTAGAATCATTAGATTTAGAAAATTTTAATATAAGCAAGGTAACAGAAATCGCAAATATTTTTAGTAGTTGCAGAAATTTAAAAAATTTAAATATAAGTAGTTTTGATTTTAGCAACTTGCCAAAAATATATTATATGATGCTAAGATGTCCTAACTTAGAAAACTTAAAATTTGGTACAAATTTAGGAAAAGCATTTGTACAAAATGAAAACAATTACTCCTATTATAAAATGGATTTAAGTGGTTCA